GTTAAACTTAATCCGGTTTTCGATAATGAGTATATCCTGATTTGTGCCTGGCTTAGTTCTACTTTTAATCAAATCTTCTTCCGATTTCATCAAGGCTTCTTGTTGAGCAATCAACTTTCTATATAAATCTTCCAATTCCTTTTGCTTCTTCTTCTCCGCATCTGGATCTGGAATGAGTGTAGGAAGTTGAGGTAATGTTTTAAAAATAGTTTTTAAAGCATTAACGGCTGATTCTGCTTGCTTTATGTATTGCTTATTGGAGTTAATCCTTTTTTCTAAATCCTCCGTATAACCAGTTCTTAAATATTCGTCATCAATTTTCTTCTGGAGTTCAACAATGTTTTTTCTGAAGTTTAAAATATCATTTTGTCTCTTTTTAATATCATTTTGAATTTCAGTCTCTCTTTCAACTCTTTCCTTATTATATCTTTCTTCAATTTCTTTCCTCTTTAAGTTACCGGCTTCGGATGTGTCATTGAAAGTATTTTGATATTCAGCATTTATGTTATTAAGTTCTTCATACCTATATTTTGCACCATCTATAATGCCATCAAAGACATCCAAAACTTGTTGCTGATTTTCTTTGAATTTTTCAAATGATGAGACATCAAATCCAGGTAACGTCATTTTTAATCCATTCTCTAAATAATAATTTAAAGCCTGAACTTCTTCGACAGTTCTCTTAGTAAAATTTGTAATTTTATCAAGTACTCCTGCAAAATAGCCAGAGGTTAATTCACCAATAGCCAGTTTGAAATTTATCCATGCATTACTAAGTCGTTCAACATCCTTACCAAGGGTATCTATATGCGCCCCAGATGCAGCCATTTTACCAAGTGCCTCAGTAAAAGCAGGAGCAAACTCTGCTGAAAATAATTTACCAGTTTCAACCAACTTAGTCAACTCCCCGGCAGTAACCTGAGTTACTCCGGTAACCTTTGCTGCTGCTATCTGTGCAGCTTCCAAAGCAATAGGAAGTCTTTCTCCAATCTGGTGGTAAAGTTCTTGAGCAGATACTTTTGGCTTGGACAACATCTGTCCAAATCCAAAGAAAATAAGTTGAGCATCCTGAGCCGTTAAACTCAAAGCAGACATTGCAGCAGATAAGTCTGTAAACATTTGCCTTTGTTGATCCATAGGAATTCTATTCCTACCGGCAGCAGCAGATAAACTTTTAAATCCAGATATAACCGCTTCTAATGGAATGCCAAATTCTTCGGCAGTTTTAGCAAGGAATCTCAAATTAGCTGCACCTCCCACTAAACTCCCAGATGTAAATTCAATTGCCTTTGATAAGGCTTCGAATTTTATAGTAGTATCTAAAACTGCTTTCCCAAAGTTTATAATGGCCTGAACACTAAAATATCCTGCGATTAATCCACCAACTCTTTTGATTGATAAACCCATCTTATCAACTTGTTGGGTGGCATTAGAAGTCCCTTGACTAATTGCATTTCCAGCTGCTTGACCGGCCTGACCAGTAGCATTTAACTGGGACTGAAGTCTTTTTAGGTCATTTAGTAGTTGCCTATCCTCCGCAGAAAGCCTATCAAATAAGGCCGTGGCATTCGCCAGGTCTGTGGTGTCAAGGGTGTACTTGATCTTAATCTCATTATTGGAAATCGTTGCCATTTCAAATAGTATTTTGACAAAAGTACGCAAAAAAAAACCCTGCTATCAGCAAGGTAATTAGAGTAAGTATGAGAAAGATGCCTACCTCTTCTTAGGTCTTTTCTTGGCAGTCTTAGCTGATTGCTTAAAGTCCTTGGCAGTCGGAGCAGCCTTAGAACCTACCCTATTCATTTTCTCGCCAGATCCTGCTGCTATTCTTTTTCTCTTAGCATTGATGTTGGCATAAAGTCCCGGTTTCTTCATTTTAATATATGTGTTTTAAAAATTACTTTCTTGATTGTGCCTTTGAACGACTTATCTCCTTTCTCCTATCTGCTATCCACTTATTGTAGAAGAGGTAGTATTCGTAAACTGGCCTTTCGACCATGTATTTATGTCTCTCAGGATTTCCATCTGAGAGTGCAAATCCTTCATCAAATCGCTGTTTGAAGACTCCGGTGACATAACTGAAATAATATGTGTCAGGTCGTTCAGTCTTTCCATTGTTTCCCCTTGTAAATAGGTCGGGAAATTCTGCGTTAATTCTTTCCCAGAGGGCATTAAGGCGAACTCCGGCAGATTCAAAAAAAAACCTTCTACATCATTGCTCCCCATCCAGTGGCGAATCTTCTCATCGTTGTACGGATACTGGTAGTCCAAAGGATTCTCATGCTCATCGAAGTACATAACCGATGCAAGCTTCATTTGTCTTGTTAGGCTAAAGGACATACCAATTTGCTCCTTCAACCTATGAGCCAACACACCAATTTCAAATATCTTCTTGTCCACTTTCTTCTTGTCATCTGTGATGACATGAATAAGGCTATCATTCCAAGCCTGAAGCATGGAAGGATTAATCTGCCACAACTCCTCGGTCATGATATCTCTCGCAGCAATAACCCTCTGGTAAGGAATATTGACCTCAGAGTTAAACCTGAAGTAATGCTTTGCCCCAGAAGTAAAGGCAAAATCAATCTGGTCCCATCTGTCTTTCGGGGCAGTTCCCCGATACACTGGCCTGCCAAAACTATCTACTGGTTTTACTTCTTCAACAACTTCACTCCCAACTTTAGGAATAGATGATTTGCGCCTAATCCAATTAAACATAGGGTTACTGGTAAATTAAAAACGAAAAAAGAGAAATATAAAAACTGCCATGCTCCTGAACAATAAACGCACTCACCTAATGGCTTGGCTATGTTCACTGGCAGTTGCTGAATTTGGAATAAATACCATTTGCCAATCGGATGATCCTCCAGAAGATGGTCCAGAAACAACGACCATAAGGCCACCAGGAGTGCTATCAGTAGGAGGCACAATAATGCAACAACCCCTTCTGCCTTTTCCACATGAAACATCATACATTATCCAAATATGTCAAGAGTACAAATCGAATTATCAGTCGTACCGTAGACCATATCGAACTGAACCGAAGAAGCTGACTGACCATTAACTTGGAAATCAATAACCTCGTTGGTAGCCGGGTCTACATATTCCAAAGTGTATGGTCCTGCATAAGGGTTCATCCACTCTGGAGGGAGAAGGTCCAATGGAACCTCAACAATACCATCCTCAACATCCACAAGATAATTTATCTCAATCCCCGAACCCTTACGAATCCTGAGTCTAATCTCTGGACCTTCGAAAGTCGGGGGGATGTCTATAAACAATTGTTCGCAACATCCGATTATCGGGTCGCAGATTACTATGCTATTCTTGCAACAGTTTGCCATTGAATTTTTGGATGTTGTATTCGCTTGCAATTTCATAAAAATTCGCAAACGAAAAATACCTCCACGCATCTAATGCGTGAGACTTGTCTGGGTTCTTCTGTTTCCATGTATCAAGACTAATCCTGCGATCAACTTTGGCCTCCTTAAAATCCGCAATCAATGCTTGATTCTGCTCAGAGCCAATCTGAATCTTGCACTTTTTGAAAACCAGAGTATCAATAATCCTTGTGTTTAGGTGACTCGGACTACTTCTCATTATCTGCAAGTTCATATCAGGTAGGTTCATAAAATTAGAAATCAATTGATATGCAGACATATTCGCAGTAGTGAAAGCAGACCTTGCTTGTCCTGCTGGGTCTCCGTTGACCACATACCGCATTCCAGGGAACTCCTGCTTAATCATGTTGCACAAATCTCCAAGGTCTCCATGACGATAGGTCTTGATGACATTGATGGTTCCGTAGTTGTTATGGCCTGGGGCATTCTTGGAAAACTGAATCACCACGCAAGTGTTGGTAATGTTAAAGTCAAAAGTCAGGTATAAGGGATAGTCTGGATGCGCCCTAAGATATCCTTCCACAACATGGATTTTAGGATCGAAGTATTGTACATACAAAGTCTCCCTATCCCAGACTCCCCAGTTCCCATTGGCATAGACATCCCAGTAGGTATAGTCCACTTCCTTGAGGGCCTCCATCCTGATTGGATATTCCTTGTCCAAAAACTTGTAACAGTCTTTGTAGGTGGAATGCATAACCAGTATTTTGTCCTTCTCAACCTCTGGTGGTTTGTCAAAGAACCTTTCCTTTATCCAGTGGCTATCGGAAACTGGGTTAAAGGTCAGGAAGAATCTCTTCTGGTGTTTAGAGATACCCCGAAGTCGAAGAGTTACTTGAATGAAATCTTCCTTGGTCAACTCCGTAGCTTCCTCCACCCAGATGTACTTGGCCTGAGCAAGGGACTTCAGTTTCTCAGGGTTGTCCACACCCATGAAGATAATCTTGTTGGACCTTGACCTGAACTCAAAGATTCCATCGTAAGCCGTGATGAGATCACCAAGGCCCCACTCATAAATCTTATTCTTGAAATCCATGTACACCGAAGTGCGGATGGTAGCTGCAACCTTCCTCAAGACCACATAGGTCTCGTTGTCATTTTCACCATGGCTCAGTAATTCACTTAGGAAAAACTGAATCATGGTCTGACTTTTTCCACTCCCTGCTCCACCGTATAGAATGTTATATATCTTCGGTCTGGTGATGGCCGGTAGATATTTGGCATTCCATAATTCTGGATTGCTAAGATTTAAAGTTGGCATTCAGTTTATAAATCAGAATCCCCATGCCACATTCCATCGGGCATCTGGATGAAATAGTCACAATTGCCATCATCATCAGGCTCAAAGTCAGAATAACTCTGGAGCATATCATGTGGCACAGTATTGAATCTTTTGCACTGCTCAGAGAGTGGGCATAAGTAATTCTTGCACAAACTAATATCACTCATGGTCAAAAGTATTAGTGATTTTCTATAAAATATAGTTGTTGCTCTTGTTTTTGAAGTGGAGTCATTGGGTGATGGTTTAAAGCAATAAAATTTACTTCAAAGTCATCGTGATAATCTTCCATGTCAAACCAATCAGGAATAATAGACTTATCAATCGGCTCTAAATCTACCACACAAATTAAATCCCCTCTGTCAAAGGATTTACGGAAATCAACTCCAGAAATCGTGCAAGGAATAATGGCATAGTCTTTTCCTTCTTTGTATAAGGAATAATCAATATCCATAGACTCAGGGTTTTCTAAAGTCACATAGTATTCACCATCAAATGGATTTTCAATCTCACTTGCAGAAAATACAAACGAGTTTCCGTTTATAGAAACATAATCACAACCTTTTGAACCCTTACTCGATTCCAAGTATTTAATCAAATCATCAATCTTCATCTTCCTCTTGATTTTTAAGTTTTATGGCCTCAGGACTTTCCTGAATTAAACTCTGACTACCACGACCAATTTCAATAATCTCCTCCGCAGGAGGGAGTGGCATAATCACATGAGTGAAGGTTGTCATAATATCGGTCTCCTGCTTTGGCTTCCCATACGCACGGTCCAATAATAACTCTGCTGCTCTCGTGTCTCCCTTCAGTGCCTTAGCCCGGATGGCCATCAACACCGCCTCCATAGCTGACTTGCCTTCTTTGGTATCTCCCAAGACATTGATTAACAATTCTTTAAGGTCAGGCAATTTCTTTGGTCTTCCTTTAGGATTCCCAGATTGCCCCTTCTTCCATTGGTATTTCCGTACCGGATCAATTTTGTCCATAAATTATTGCTTGAATTTTGCTTAAAATTTAGCTTGCAAAAAAAGGCTTTTTAGCCAATACTTTCCCCATTCCTGAGTAATTCTTCCTTCGGGTACTTTTTTACCCACTCTTCAACTATCTCCGTAGCCAACTTTGCACTGGCCACAATCCCACAATATCGAAGGTTTAAGTCCTGAGCAGCAAGCAAAGCTTCAGCCCCTAAAGCAGAGTAATCCAGAAAAGTTTCAGTAAATGGCATAGATGCTGAGTTGAACCCAGGCTTATCCCCATCCAATACAGAGTTTATATGATTTTCATCACTTCCATCCCCGATTAGTAACCGATGAACTCCTCCAAACTCAATCATATCTCCCTTCTTAAAATCCTCATCCACCTCTCTTGTCTCCACAAATGGAATATCCTTTTCAGTATCTGCAAAGACTGGAACATCAATACCCCAATCATCCAGAGGACAGTCATCCCAGTTGTTAGCCAAATCATCCCAGTCCCATTCTCCGAAGCTTGCATTGTCCTTTATGATAAACTCCTTCTGCTTGGCCTCATCCCAATCCACAACCTGAACTGGAACATCCTTCCATCCTGCCTCCTTCATAGCCTTCAACCTCATGTTGCCACCAAGAACCACCATATCATGGTTTACCACTATTGGCCTCACCTCAGCCATCTCAGGAAACTCCTTTAGACTCTTCACCAACTTATAAAACTTCTCATCCCGAATCACCCTTGGGTTATTAGGATTACTCTTGACCTTACCAATCTTTACTCTTTCCATGTTCCTTTTTTTGCAAATAAAATTACAATTACTCAAAATCCATAAGAATTTTCAGGATAGTAACCGATTATAACCGGTTACAAAGTGGTTCAGGGTGGTTCCGAAGGTGGTTCAAGGTGGTTTAAACCAGTTTCATTTTGTACGGTCAATGTCCGTACATTCTTCGTACATTCTTCGTACAATGTCCGTACAATGTATATACATGGACAAAAAAAAGACCGGCTAAGAGCCAGTCCATTTTCCAATTTTAAGAGTAAACCTATACGCAAATCACTAAATCCTTGTAAACTTCTTAGCACGACTCTTCACACTCTTCTTTCCCACACATCCCCAAGCCTGCCTTGACAAATCATTCGGGCATGGACCCTTCTTACATTTCTTTATCCCAGAACTTCTGGCACAATAAGCATCTCCCTTCTTAGTCCCAGGAGCAATCGAATAACCCTTCGCCCCGAACTTAACCGTGCGATCCCCAGACTTTACCGAATACTTCTTCGCTACTGCCATAACTATCTCAGTTGTCTGTAAAAGTCCTTCCTACTCCCTACCTGATGAATCCAACATTGCTCCCGACTCATAATATCATTCCACTTGAAATATTCATTCACGGCCTTCTTCACTCCCTCCCAAGTTGGATAGTCATGGCCCGAAATAACTCCTCCTTCCTTCACTTTCGGATACCAAGCCACTATATCAGCAATCACATTCTCATAGTCATGCGAAGCATCTATAAAAACAAAATCCAAACTCCCATCCTCAAACTCAGAAGCTGCATCAAGACTCTCCATCCGCAAAGCAGTAACAACCTCACTCACTGGTTCAATGTTATTCCAAAACTCCTTCCACAATCCATCCTCATCAAGAATATCCATGCCCTGATGCTCCACACTACCTAACCAAGTATCCACACAAACAACACCAATGTCCTTCCCAGAGTTAATCACCTCAACTCCCAAGTAAACACTGGACCTACCCTTCCAACTCCCTACCTCCACAAACTTGCTCCCACTGGGGAAATACTTAACCGCCCCAGAGTATAACTTCGGATAGGTAAACCAATCCTCGCCAACTGTTTTATAGTAATGCTCCATCTCAATTACATGGTTTTTCTGCCCCTCTTCCTTACCGTAGATGCCTTGGCTTTCCTCGCCACACTCATCCCCATACTCATAGCCTGCCTCTTTGGAGTACCAGATTTCATACTTTTACTCATGGTTGAACCCATAGCTTTCTTCGAATAACCCTTTTTCATCGGCATAGTAGTATCGTTTTGTTTCCACAAATAAAACACTTTTTTAAAAAGCCTTTTTATACCAAACCCATTTTACACTTTTCTAAAAATAGGGGGTAGGGTCTACTTTGTAATAATTGTTTAAATAAGCCTCTCAGGGATTCTCTGGATGCAAATGGTATCAAAGGTCAACTTGGAATAACGGAGGCCGTAGAGGGCCGTTAGAATGCGTGAGAGAGCCGTTGGTTACATTGTTCATAAGGATACTTTTACAAAGGACCGATTTTTCATTTGGTAGAAGATGGGGGGAGGGGGCCCCAAAAAAAAACCCTTATTGGGGGGTCTGGGGGCACTTTTTGAAACCTTGGAATAGTGCAAAAGTCCATGTTTTATAATTTATATTATGTTAACCTACCTCAAAAAGTACAATTTCAGGACTTTTGGAAGCCTTTTTTTCAATCCGGATCTTTCGAGGTAAGGCCACAAAAAGAAAAACCACTTTCTTTTTTTCTTTGGTTTCAA